AATGTTACAGTATCAGCAAAGCGTGACACAGCAACAATGTTCGATGTTACATTCCGTCTTCTACCAGAAGACACATCAGGATCTTACGGAAAGATTATTGACCGTACAATCCAGGCTTCATAAAAACTGAATAAAAATAAAAGGGCTCACTAGAAAAACTAGTGGGCCTTTTTTGATATAATGGAACGATGGCTACAACCGTTTATGAAACAAAAAATATATACACTATTTCTGGACAAGAGATAGAGGTATCGCCATTAAAAATAAAATATCTTAGACAGTTTATGGATGTCTTTGATTCTATAAAACAGTCTAAAGATGATGAAGAATCTATAAAAATTTTATCTGAATGTGTTCGTATTGTAATGAAACAAGTATATCCAGAATTGTCTAAAACAATAGAGGATGTAGAAGATAACTTTGACCTCCCAACAATATATCAAATACTGGATATTGCGGGGGGTATTAAAATGAAAAAGAAATCTGAAGAGTCTGTAAAAAATCAAGCAGAAGATAGCGATATGACCTGGAAAGATCTTAATCTTGTTAAACTTGAGTCAGAGGCATTTTTGCTGGGGATTTGGAAAGACTATGAAGAACTAGAAGTGTCTTTATCTATGCCAGAACTAATGGCTATTCTACAATCTAAAAGGGAAGTAGAGTATGAGGAAAAGAAATTCCTGGCTGCAATTCAAGGAGTAGATCTAGATAAAAATAAAAAGAAAGAAGACGATGCCTGGACTAAACTTAAAAATAAGGTTTTTAATCAGGGCAGAGACGATAAAGATATTCTTTCTTATAAAGGTGATAAAGCAAGGAGAGCAGGGTTTGGTATTGGTATGGGTTTAGACTACGAAGATCTTACAAAATAAGCACTCCCGCTGTGATATAATTAATTCAAAACCTACTGAAGGAAGGTAAAAATAATAATGGCAACAGAAAAATCAACTGGTACTCAATTAGTCCTTATGGATGGAACTAAAATTAGTGTTCGTCCTTTAAAAATTTCATTATTGAGACCATTTATGAAGAAGTTTGAGCAAATCGCAGCAGTGGCAGAAGACAATGATAAGTCAATGACGCTTCTTTTAGAGTGTGCTCAGATTGCTATGGAACAGTATAACCCAGAAATTGCAAAAGATATTGATAAGTTAGAGGAGATTTTAGATCTACCAACAGTTTATCAAATTATTGAAGCAGCATCTGGAGTAAAGTTAGCAGACGCTAATGCTCTATTAAATACTGTCCTTGCAAACAATAACTAAAAAATAAACGGGGTGCAAATGAATGGCTGATGTAAACGCTAAAATTGGCGTACAAATTGATACGTCGGCCGCATTAGCAGAGTTAAAAGCACTACAAAGACAGTTAGCAAACTTTCATTCTTCTGTCGCAAAAGGTAGTGCAGCATCCGCAGCAGCACAAAAAAATTTACAGTATAATTTATTAAATTCTATAAATTCTACTGGTAAGTTTTATGCCCAGATGGGGCTTGTTAGAACATCTACAGAATCTTTTACTCACGCACTTGAGAAAAATAAACTTTCAATGCGTGAGTATTTCCGTTATGCTGGCGGAGCCTCAAAAACATTTGGAAGACTATTTAAACAAGAATTTGACACAATTGGTAAAGTTGCTGAAGAACGTGTCAAAAGGATGTCTACACAATACATCAAGATGGGGCGTGATGCATCTGGTGCTATGAAGGCAATGTCGATTACACCGACAACGCTAAATATGAAAGACTATGGCACGCAAGTTGCCTTAGCAGCACAAAGACAAGCATTATTTAATCAATTATTAAAACAAGGTTCTACTAATTTATTAAACTTTGGTAAGAATACACAATGGGCTGGACGTCAGTTAATGGTTGGTTTTACAATTCCATTAGCATACTTTGGTACCGCTGCTTCCAAAACATTTATGGATCTTGAAAAACAAGCAATTAAATTTAGACGTGTTTATGGTGATATTTTTACAACAACAGAAGAAACAGATAAGGCTTTAGCAGATATTCAAAAACTTGCACAAGAATTTACAAAATATGGAGTTGCTGTTGTTGACACAATGGAGATGGCAGCACAGGCTGCTGCTATGGGTAAAACTGGCGCAGAACTTACAGCGCAAGTTGCAGAAGCAACAAGGCTTGCAGTGCTTGGTGGAGTTGAACAGGCAAAGGCTTTAGAAACTACAATTTCTGTAACTAATGCATTTGGTATTTCAGCAGATGATTTAAGAAAGAAAATAGACTTCCTCAATGCAGTAGAAAACCAAACAGTAGTATCAATTGAAGATTTAACAGAAGCAATTCCAAAGGCTGGTCCAGTTGTTAAACAATTAGGAGGATCAGTTGAAGATTTAGCCTTCTTCTTAACTGCAATGAAAGAGGGTGGAATTAATGCATCTGAAGGTGCCAACGCACTTAAATCTGGTTTGGCATCTTTAATTAATCCATCAGATAAGGCAGCAGAATTTCTTGCCAAACTTGGAATTAATATTAAAGGTATTGTTGAGGCAAATAAGGGTGATTTAAAAGCAACAGTTATAGGATTTGCACAAGCATTAGATACTTTAGACCCACTGAACAGGGCAAGAGCCGTAGAACAATTATTTGGTAAATTTCAATTTGCAAGACTTTCAACTTTATTTCAAAACATAACAAAAGAGGGCACTCAGGCAAGCAGAGTCTTAGATCTTGCTGGAGCATCTATTGAAGAGTTAGCAATATTATCTGAACGAGAATTAAAAAAGGTTGAAGATGCTGTTGGTGTTAACTTTAGAGAGGCTGTAGAAAAATTAAAAGTTACTCTTGCTCCAATAGGCAAAATATTCTTACAAACAGTTACACCACTTATAGAGACACTTGGAAAAGTATTTGAAAAATTTGATGGTTTAAGTGAAGGAACTAAAAAGTTTATTGTAGTTGCTGGAACACTAATTGGTGGTATTGGACCAATTCTTTTAATGACATTTGGTTTGGTTGCAAATGCTATTGCCAATATAATTAAATTATTTGTAACGATGCGTGGAGGATTTTTAAAGGCTGGAACAACATCTAAGGTTCTTGCTGATCAAACACAATATTTAAGTTCTGAACAACTAGAAGCAGCAACAGTTGCTACATCATTAAATCAAGCGCATAATAGACTTACACAATCATTTAATACTGAAACTATCGCTATTCAAATGTTACGACAAGCATATATAGATGCAACAGCAGCAGCAGCAAGATTTGCAGCAACAAATCCAGGAATGATGGGTCCAGGATTTAGAGGGTTTGGTCCAAAGAAACTTGCTTCAGGAACAACTGGAGTTATTGGTGGTACACCAGGAAAAGATTCTGTTCCATCATTATTGATGCCAGGTGAAGCAGTTATTCCAACAAAGATAGCACAAGATGATAGATTTAAGCCATTGGTAGAGTCTCTTGTTACTGGAAAAATTGCACAGTATGGCAGTGGAACTGTTTTTGCACATGCAGTAGATAAAAAAATATTAAGTGGTACTAGAGTTCCAGAAAATATTAGATCGCTTGGTTTTAATTCTGCTAATGCATTTACTTCAGTTGGATTTGATTTAACTCCAGAAACAAACTCTAAATTAATTAAGGGAAATGTTTTAGTTCAAGACTATATAAATGAATTAAATAAACCTGGCTCTACAAAAACAATGACTGCTAGGTTAATAGATTTGGGAATAGGTCCAAAAGATGCCGTAAAAGTTACATCACAAATAAAATCAAATCTTGCAAATTCATTAATAAACATACCAGCAGGATCAATGATTGGTGATAAAGATATATATTCCAGAATGGGTAATTTACGAACTGGGGTTTTGGGTGGAATAGTAAGAAAATCAAGAGGTGGTATTTTTGGTCAAGCAGTACAGTCTTTATATTCTCCAACTGCATATAGTCCAAGAGGTTTATCACAAATACAGATGAATTCAAATGCTGCAATTGGAGATGTTATTTCTGCAGTTAAAAAAACTAATACATCTCAAAGTGCATTAATACCATTAAAAAGAGTTCAAGAGTTAGATCCTAATTATAGAATTCCAGTAAAAATAGATCCAACTGGAAAAATTATTGCATTTGAAAGACCAGAAATAAGTAAGACAACTGGAAGAATAAGTAACACAAGAGTAATTGGTGCACTTCAAGGTAATAAATTTAGAACAGCAAGACTAAGTCGTGGTGGTGGAAGAAGAATTACTCCAAGTAGAGGCGCTATGGATATGGCAACACAATTATTAGTTGGCAAAGGAGAATTAGTTCAAACAAAAGATGGAAGAGTGCAAATGGTTAATAGCACAACTGGAAATCCTAAATTAACTGGCTCAAATGTGGTTGGTGGTGGAATATCAGATAGAAGATCATTGCCACTTACAACTGTAAAACGAGTTATTCCAAGATTTAGAGGTTTAGCGTTAGGTGCTGATACAGGATTTCCGCCAGTTGCTACTGGAAAACCATTTACTCAAACCGCTAGTGGATTATTAGTTCCACAAACTGCGTTAGTTGATGCATTAAATAAAAATACACAAATACAAGAGGATGGAAATAAAACTCAAACACAGTCAGGAAAAACACAAAAAGAATTACTAAAAGATCAAAGAGCAGCAAGAGCAGATAGAATCGGCAGGGTTTCTGGACCATTAGGTATGGTTGCGGGAACTGCAGCCATGGCTGGATATATGTCTGGAAATACTGGTATAGGAAATGTTGCAATGGGCATATCTGCACTTTCAACTGTTGCCCCAATGCTTGCAAATCCAATAGGTCTTTTTGTATTAAGTTTAACAGCAGCAACTGCAATGATTTGGAAAATGAATAAAGAAGTTGACAAGGCCAGACAAGAAGGCAAAGATTTTGCAACGGCAATGTCTATGTCATCAACAAGGGTAAAAGATTTATCTATGTTGTCTGGTAAAGTAAGTGCTTCAGAAATTCAAAGTAAAAAAAGACAAAATGCATTAAATCCTTTAGGAGAGGCACAAAGAAAATTTGGACAAAATGTGCTAGGTGGAGAAACAGGACAACAAATTTTAAGTGATGTTGAAAATATGATAAAGCAAAACTTTTCTTCAGAAAAAATAGGAAAAATTCTTGGAACAAATTTAAGTCAGGCTGTTTTACAGGGAGCAATTACCGCAGATCAGGCAGCAAGTATTTCTTCTGCATTAGGAGAAGAGTTAAAAAATTATGAAATATCTGCAAATATTACTGGAACAATAAATAGATTAGTTGGTCCAAATGGAGAAAGATTAGATGTTGAGCCTTTGCAGATCGCATTGGAAATTAAAAAAGACACTATGCGAAATGTAAATGAACAATTCAAATTAGCACAAACAGAAAGAAAGCCTTTGGTCACTGCATCAGGAGGGGCAACAATGGCTGCTGGTACTGCTGTTGCTGCCAGTTTACTTGCTGGAGCCCCCGCAACTGGTGGAGCGACTTTAATTCCTGCAGCAGCAGTTTTCTTAACAACTTATGGAAAAACCCTTTGGGATCAAAATAAAGCAAAGGCAGCAAATGCAAAATTGGATGCAGCAGCAGTTCAACTTGGAATAGAGGCAATAGGTCAAAATCAACAATTAGTAGATTCTATTAATGAATATTATGATAAAAAAATAAAAATAGCAAAAACAGAAAAAGAAATTAATGATCTTCAAGATGAAAGAAAAACAAAATTAGATGATTTAAATAAAGCAAATTCTCAAACGCTACAAGATATTATTAAATTAAGTGGTCAAGTTTCTAGCGATGCATTTAATAAAGGTATTACCACTGCCGTAACAGATAAATATAAAGGAGCCTCTGGCGGTCAAAAAATAATGTCAGAAGTAGCATTAGACCAATTGGGTAAGTTAAAAGATGAAAACATAAAAAGAACATTGCAAATTGGATTTGCAACTGAAAATGGTTTAGATCCATCATCTATAATTGGAATTTTAAATTTAATATCAAAATCTGATACTGCCTCAAAAACTATTGAGTTGTTTATTAAAGAAAATGGCTTTGCAGAATTAAATGTTTTAGAACAATTGTTTGGCAAATTTGGAGATGATTTAGCACCAAAACAAAAAGAATATTTTATTAATTATATAAATAAAAATGGACCAGAGTTAAAGGATGATGTAAAGGCATTATCTGCATTGGCAAACTTTAAGAGTCAATATGATGTTAGTTTAGATGTAAATACTAATGGTTTAGCAGATATGCAATTAGCATCAATTGCATTAAGACAGGTTGAAACTCTTCCAGATAAATTAACTAAATCAATGGTGGCCGATCTTGCAATTAAAGATCCAGCAGCATGGAGTAAATTTTATGCTGATTGGGACACTCTAAGTCAAGGTAAACCTGAAATTAGTAAATACCTAAAAGTTAATTATGATATTGGAACTGTAGATCCTAATTTACAAAAAGCAGCAGATACTGCAAATATGACTGTTCCAGAATTTCTTGCTAGAGGATTTGATAATTCTTTATTTACTACCCCACAAACAAAAACTCCACAAGAACCAGGCCCAAGAGATACTACATTTGATGATATTTTAATTAATCTCAAGAGAACAAGAGATGCCACTATAGATGCTACTGGAGGAGCCAAAGAACTTATGCGTGTCCTTGGTGGCAATAAAGATATAACAATATTTAAAGGTTTAGATCAACAACTAGCAAGTCTTGGCGCTAATTCAGATTTTATGAATTTTGTTGGCGGTTTAGACAAAGCAATTCAAAATAAAATTATTAATATTAGCAAGAAGGGTGTTGTTTCTTTAACTGAACTTGGCGAGGCTGCTAAAAAGGCATATAATGAAAAACAACTTGGTTTATTTCAAGCAGAACAAATAAATGCTATTAAAGGGGCTCAGGCACAACGAGGAGCATTCTTAAAGTTAACAGATGCTGGAGCAACTAGTGCTGAAGCATTAGAACTTGTGGCAGATACTGAACTTGCTATTGCAATTAATTCAAAAACATCTACAGAAGAGGTAGACAGGTTTGTTAATTCTTTAAGGACTGCTAAAAAGGTTGCAGAAGAAACAGCAAGGGCAAATGATCCAATTGGTGCATTTAGAGATGATATGGAAAAAGCAAATAAACTATTTGATTTAAGAGAGAGACAGGCTCGTGCTAAATATCAACCAGAAATTGATAGAGTTAATAAACTTATTGATAATACACAAGAAAGAATTGATAAATTACAAACTGATGCAGAGATGCAGTTTGATAGGCCAATTCAGGCTCTACAAGATGAAACAAGAGCCTTAAATCATGATCTTACATTAATCAGTCAGGCATCAGATAAGATTAATGAAAAATATGACAAACAAAGAGAAGCGCTTGAAAGTATTTATAGTATTAATGAAAGAATTGCTCAACAGCAAAAATCTAGAATTACCCTTGCTGATGCATTAACACAAGGAGATATTTCTGCTGCTGCTCAGGCTGCTCAAGACATAAGAAATCAATCACAAGAATATGCACAACAAGATAGTCTTGCTGCATTAGAAAGAGCAAGACAAAGTGAACTTGGAGCATTAACCAGTGCTTCTGGATTAACTAAATTACAAATTGAAGAAAGATTATCTAAAATTGCAGAACAAACATATGCTCTTGAAACAAAACGTCAAGAAGTAGATAAACAAATTCTTAAACTTCAGGATGAAATTTATAGTCTTAAACAGAATCAATTAAAAGTGGCGGAAGATGCATTAAAGGCAGAATTAGACGCAATAGAAGCACAAAGAGCAAAATGGGAAGAAGCGTCATTGGCAATTGATAGCGCAGAAGCAAATGCTGCAGGATATAACGATTTGTTATTAAAGTCAGAAGAAACATTAAAGAGAATGGCAGAACTATGGAAATCCATGGGGGCTGGCATTACAGCAACGGCTGCAAAGGGTGCTATAACTGGTCCATTAGGAGGTGGCACTGGAGCAACTTCTGCTGCTGCAGCATTTGGGTATACAGATGCAGCAGCCTATAGAAGTTATCGTGCTGGAGAAAGAATGTATGGTGGCCTAATAAGAAGATACGACGTTGGTGGAATTGTAGCGGGATCTGGAATGACAGATAAAGTACCATCATTACTTACACCAGGAGAATACGTTGTTAATAAGGCTGCAACACAAAGGTTTGGTCCATTATTAGAACAAATAAATGAGTCAAAATACCCTGGAAGTTTATCTCTTGGTGGCACACCAGCGGTAGTCGGATTAAATAATAATATGATAAATAACAACTCTACTTCAGTGTATAATTATAGTTTGCAAGTAGATGTTAATGGAAGTTCAGCAAATCCAGACGATATTGCAAGAACTGTAATTGCACAAATTAGAAACATGGATGCTCAGAGATTGAGGGGGAATAAGTACTAATGGCTAACTCAGCATATTTAACTGGAAGACGTAGATATGGCCTACCTCAAGCAATGCTATGGTCGGAAAACTCAGGAACTCTTGTTGATGGATATTACTATCCAGACGGCTATGAAGTTGGTGCAGATTTAACTGGAGTACCTGATAATGAAAAAAATACTTTTTTAATTTTATCTGATCATAATAGAAGTGAATTATCTTTTGCTCAAGAAAGAATTCAGCAAAGACAGAGAATGATTAATGGAAATATGAGGGCATATAATATAGCAGATAAAATAAATTTGTCAACATCTTGGCAAATGCTACCATCTAAATCTTATGCCAATAACCCATCATTTGATGAGTCTGGTGCTACAGATTTTAATAGAACAACTAGTGAATTTACTGTTGATGGTGGTGCTGGAGGATTAGAAATACTAGATTGGTATGATAGTCATCAAGGACCATTTTGGGTATATTTGGCATATGATCGATATGATTTAAATACTAAATATAATCAAATTATTCAAATGTACTTTAAAGATTTTAGTTACTCTATAGTAAAAAGAGGAAAATCAACACACGACTTTTGGAATATTAATTTAACGCTAGAAGAGGTTTAATGTGTTTAGTAATGATGACCTTGTAGAATATCTTAAAACATCTAATGATATATCTATAAACTCTGTTATTGTTTCTGAATGGAATATGAATGTTCCTGGAAACATTAAAAAGGTAGGAAACTATAGATATAGGCCAAATGATTCTGAAAGCATATACAAAAATATTCCTAATACTTTTGATCCAGAAGATAGTGGTAATTATTATACTGATGCAGAACTATCTTATGAACAAATACAAAATACATATAATAATGACAATACGCTACAAATGTTTCAATCAACAGATCAAAAAAGAGCATTATATTATTCATTAGAGGATTGCCTTAAACCATTTAGGCCAAGATCTGGAATAAATAAAACAACATTTTTTAACGGAAGATATTTACCAAACAACACATTATTTGGTGAAAATTCACCACGATATTATATGGCATCTAGAAATGATATTTTTAAATATTGGACATCTTATAGAAAAGAAGACGGTATTGAAAGAGGTATTGCAAATACTAAAATAAACAATATTAATTACATAGAAGATACATCACCATTCGTTGTTTATAAAGATAGCGTTCCATGTAACAGAATTGTTATTAAAATGCAAACTAATGTCGGCAAGCAAGATCCTGGAGCCTTCCAAACAATCACTGGAAGCCTTCCTAGCCCCTTTTATGGCAATAGCAATAAAACAGTACCAAGTAGATTTAAAGTTCAGGTTTTAAAGAATAATAGTTGGATAGATATTTTAAATATTAATGAAAATAGTTTAAGAGAAGATAACTCAGATATAATTGGACCAGATGGCTATCTAGAGTTATCATATTTAGATAATGAGTGGTTTTTAAAATCAGAGACTGTAGATTATGAAACACCATTTGTTACAAAACTTGTTGATCCACTAAAAACAGTTAAAGCCGATGGCACATTTTATTACAATGAGTTTGATTATATTGATGGTCTTAGAATTGTTGTATTGTCAATGAATAAGTTTGATTCTGTGCTTGACTTAATAGAGATGTCTCCAAGACTTGTTGCAAATATTTCAAACAAAGTTATAGACTTTAAAATAACTAAAACAATGTCTGATATGTCCCAGGGCGCTATTCCAGTTGGACAGTTGCTTGCATCCAATGGAAATATTTCTATTTTCGATGAGGATTTTGCTTTTAATGAAAATAATACAAATAGTATTGTAAAGGATTATTTAAATAAAAATATTAAGTTTGTATTTTATGAAAACATATATAACGATGATTTTTCAGTAAATTATTTTGTTCCAATAAAAACATTATATTCTGATAGTTTTCCACAAACAAATAGTGACGGATCAGCAGTATCAATTGACTTGCGTGATTTTTATTTTTACTTTGAGTCTCAGATAGTTCCAAGAATGCTTTTAACTGATGTCTCTTTAAGTTTTGCAATAGCAACTTTATTAGATTCCGTTGGATTTACTAACTATACATTTAAAAGAATTGGTTCAGAACAAGACCCAATTATTCCATACTTCTTTGTTGCGCCAGATCAAAGTCTTGCACAAGTTTTAAATGAGTTGGCAGTGTCAACACAAACAGCAATGTTTTTTGATGAATATAATAATTTTACAGTCATGAGCAAAAATTATATTATGCCAGAGTCTGGAGAAAGAGAAACCTCTTTGCGATTAATTGGGACAAACAATCAAACAAAAAATGGTCCAATAAAAAATTATCAATCTTCAACAGAATTACCAAATATTATTTCTATTTCTTCTCAAGATAAAAAAATATATAATGATGGAAAAATAAACTATACATCAAGATATATACAAAGATCTTATGGATCAATTAGACAAAGTGCTTTAATAGATAAAGAAAAAACATGGATATATAAACCATCTTTGTTATGGGAGGTATCTGGAGAGGATTCCTTAAAGAGCATTAATTCCAAGGTATCAAAACAATCAAATTTTGTATTGGGCGCTCTTCCAATTAACTCTGATCTTCCTGCAACTTTGCCAACTGTAGTTAATGGAACGGTAATTAATAATACCGTAGATCTTGGAGAAAATGTTTACTGGTTAACAAAATATAAAGGATATTTTTATTCAAGTGGAGAAATACTTAGATATGATGCTGTTCAATTTAATATTACTGGAACTGGAAATGTTTGGATATCAAATAATCAAGAATATCAGGAGTATCTTGGCAGGCTGCCATTTAATGGAAAAATATATCCAACTGGCTTAGTTCGTATTTTATCTAATCCATACTATGAAACTATTGATGGTGAGGTTAGAATAAAAGAAGGTGCAGTTTTTGAACACGGCAGAGGACAATTTGGAACTACAGTTACATCACATACAGCAGGTTTATCAAGTGACTGGTCTCAGGAAACATATCTTCGTGGATGTTCTATGAAATCTAGTTACTTATTTAATACAAGTTCAGAAATAGAATACCCAATAACATCGACTGGTCCTGCTGGAATTAATAATTCTTTGGCTAAAAAATCATCAAGAACAGGAATAATTAAAAACTTTATGGCTACAAATTATTTAACTGAAACAGAAGTAAATAGTTTGCAATCAACTCAAAGTGGAACTATTCAATCTTCTGCGCTAGTAATGTCTGGACCATCATTTTCCTCTAGTGATATCCCAGTAGACTTTATATCTTATATTTATAAGCCACTGGATAGTTCATATAAGCATTTTGGAACTAGAATGAGAATTATTGGTAGCATAGAGACAAGCGAAGATAGATTGCAAACTCCCCTAGGCAGCACAACTTATTATCAGGTACCAGCAACACAGCCAAATCAAAATTCAAATATTGGTGGTGGGTCTGGTGGCCTAGGAATTATGCTTAATCCAGAAACAAATAATGGATATTATTTTGAAATTGTTGCATTAACAGAAAAAAATATTGAATCTTATATGAAAATTAATTCAGATGGGTTATCTGATACCAACATATCAAATATTGTTTTTTATAAAATTAAAAAGGACAGTTCTGGAAATGCCATTCCAATAAAAATGTGGTCTGGACTTACAAATATTTTAGTAGATGATGGAAGGTTTACTGGTCAATATAGATTGGCTGGCGAAGAGAATCCAACAGTATATGATCTGTCTGTAGAATATACAGATATTGGAACATCAAGAAGATTTTATTTATATATAAATAATAAACTTGTTGGAACAGTTGATGATCTAGAACCATTGCCATCGTATAATAATGTTGCTATTTTTGTAAGAGGATCATCTAAATGCATGTTTGAAAATATTTATGCATTAAATGAAAATTATTCTCAGAATACAGTATTTAATGTTGCCGAGCCAATGTCTTCTGTATTTAGTGCACAACAAATTAATGCTAATGATGCATTAAGAAAATATGCAATGAGCGGAATAGTTCAATCAACATATTTAAGTGGTATATCAAGTTTACAACCACCAAAATATAATATGTACTATGAGGAGTTTGGATCTATATTTAGAGAGGTAGCATATTTTAATATTAAATATGACAAGGCATATCCAGCATTATACGCACAAATATCACCTACTCCAAATACAATAAAGGGATACGTTGTATCTGGTTTTCAAGCAGACTCATATGGAGCAGAATTTTTAGTATTTAATGCTACCGATTCCGCACTTAATTTAGATGAAACCAGTGGAAATTATTTAAGAATTCAAGGAATTACTTTTACACAAGATACAACATACACAGTATCAGTAGATGATTACTTTAATAAAAAATCAAACTTTATGGAGTTAGATAATATAGATAATAATACTGTCAGATCAGAACTTGTCAATATACAAGATTATAACTATATAAAGCAAAGTAGATTAAATCATGGCTTAAGTAGTTTTACATTAGAAACTCCATATGTTCAAACTGCAGCAGATGCTGAAACACTTTTAGGATGGATTATCCAAAAATCAATGAAACCTAAAAAGGTTGTTGGTGCCAATATATTTGCCTTACCAATATTACAACTTGGTGATATTGTGCAAATTGACTATAGCAAAGATGATATAGATATTATTTCTGATTTAGATAAACAATTTGTAATATATAATATTGATTATGAAAGAAATTCAGACGGTCCAAGAATGACAGTATATATGGCGGAGGTATAAGATGGCAATTGATTATGAAACACAAAGAGAAAATAGACGTGCATCTGTTGCACAACCTTCTGCTCCAGTGGTAAGTAATACAGAAACAAGTAGTGCTGGATGGACTTCTTATAGAAGTGGAGAAAGGGGGGATCCAGTCAAGGTACCTGATCCTAAACCTGGGGATGGGGAAATAATTATAACAAAATTTTCTGGAAATCCAAATGGATCAATTACATTTGTTGCACCAACTCCACAATTGCCTTCGCCACCTCCACTACCTCCTGCACCAACAACTTATAAAGTAAAAGTTGCAACTCCAGAAATAATTTTATTTGATGATGATACAGTACCAGTAGAAATATTAACAGATTTAATTTTTGAAAATATTGGTGGACAAGAATTATTATCTATGTCTAGGCATGATACTATAAATGGAGACTATGTTTCTAATCAATTAATAAAAAACCTAACATCTTTAAATCAGGAGTTTTCTTCAAAAAGATTGTTAAGTTTACAAAATACTTCTGATAAATATTTTTCAAACTTTGGTATTAAGTTAGAGTCAAAAATACCATTTGAAGGAAATGGTATTAATGGTGAGAATGTTTATTTAGATGAACTTCAAAATATTATTATTGAACTAGTAAATCTAGAGGTGGATGAGCAGGTAGAGGTTCAACTGGGCATAGGTGGTACAATATATACTATAGTCTTTGGAGTGGTAGAGTCATGATAACCAATACTGGAAAATACATCATTGCCAAGTATTTGCTTGGTCAAACACCAGCATATGCCTCATATATGGCTCTAGGCTGCGGAGTAAAGCCACTAGATACATCTGATACCCCACCAGACTATTCATCAAAAGAAAATTTAAACTTTGAAATGTTTCGTATTCCAATTAGTTCAAGAGGATATATTGTTGAAGATGGTCAATCAAAATTAGTATTAACTGCAGAACTACCAACAGAAGAAAGATACGAAATATCAGAAGTTGGAATATATTCTGCTGGGTCTAATCCATATGCTGCATCATATGATAGTAGAACTATTTTAACTTTTACGCAGGGAGAAAACTGGCAACATGTTACTGCATCTGCAATTACTGATATTGAAAGAATTACTCAGCCATTAGATGCAACACTATCAAATAATGTTATTGAGACAACATCAAAGATTTTTGAAAGTAATGCAGATAATAAGATTTTTTATAATACAAATAGAGTTGCACGATATGAAAGATGTCGCTATTATAATAATATTATTGCCATTCGTGGAGACTCTTCTAGTATGACAACATCTGGAGGACATTTAGTGGTTGGGGCAGATCCAGAATATGTTAGAGCAACTGGCGTATCTTTGGATTTTTCAAAAAATGCTCCATCGGATGAATTAAGGCTTGCATTTTCCGTGGTAAATAAAGATGGAGATTCCTTATCAATTCCAGACACTGTTAAAATTATAATTGAGTTTACTAACAGTGTTGATGAAAGTAAATTTGCAAGATTTGAAACAAGTATTGCAAATGGTACAGGTGCGGGGCAGCATGATTTTACAAATAATCGCTACTGCGTAGTAACAAAAGAATTACAAGATTTATATACAACCTCTAATTTTAGTTGGACTTCTGCTGATGTAATTAATATTTATGCTTCTGTTATAGATAGCGGAACAGAGTCCGATGACTTTTATGTTGTATTAGATGCGCTTAGATTTGAGAATTTAAATACGCCAAACCCATTATATGGTTTAATTGGATACTCTGTTGTTCAAAATGATACTGCAGAAACTATTATTAAATCTTCAAATACTAGCAACTATGTAGAATTTAAGTTTGCTATTGGTGTAGGATAATGGCAGATAGTGGTATTAAACAAACTATTATAAAATCCTCTGATCTTCCAAATGTTTTGGGTAATGATACAGAATTAAAATATACATTAAGATATCGCATAGTTTCTGAGGATAAAAATAGATTTTCCCATTGGTCACCAATAAAAGAATTAACAATACAAAATACTTTTGAAGAGACTGGATTTGATGCCAATGATCCTGAAAATACAAATATTCCTCATCACATTTCTATAGATAGTAATGCCCATGTAGCATCAATTTCTTGGACAATGCCAGCATTATTAATTGTAAATCCAACAGAAGAGGAAAAAATACTACAAGCACAACAGGCTGCAATTACAGAATTTGATGTTTATGTTCAGTGGGAAACAGATAGCGTTTTAAGTGATTGGGTATGGGTAGGAAAATCTACTGGAACCTCTTACTCCTTATCTTATCCACATGGAACTGGATCTCCAGATCATATAAAGTTTAGAATACAAAAGGTAACAATTATTAAAGGACCATTTGACGCAGCAACATATTTAATAAGCAGTTTGACAAATCTATAGTGATATAATAATAAAAGGAGAAATATGGCAAAAATACCACTACCAGAAAGAGGACAACCTCTTGATGTAACATATATGTATCAGTTGGCTGATGCTGTTAATGATCTTGCTACCGAAGTTTCTGCCAGTACATATAATTATGCCACAATTGATACTATTGGGTCAGATAAGGCAAATGTAAAAACTTCAGAATTAAGAGTAGTTGCAGGTCGTGTTGAAATTTTTAACAATACTACGGTAACACCAACAACAGAAAAAGATTTTTCATATAACTTTTCTACTAACTTTAAGTATGCTCCAATTGTAACCGCAACCCCAGTAAACGTTGGTAATACTCCAGCGGGTAAAAACGTTTCAGTAATTTTAAAAAATATTACAACTTCTCGTGTAGAAGGTAGCGTTAAATTCGGAGCCTCTGGAGATTTATCTGTTTGGGTAAATCTTATTATTGTGGGTATTCCGAATTAATGATAAAGTGTCCTAAGTGTAATACAAGAATGTTTATTGACAGGCAATATACAAGGCCAGAACATTTAGAAACATTTTGTTTAAACTGTGGGACTAGAAAATTTTATAATCCACCATCGGCATCAAGTGAGGGGCTATGGCTACTGCAAAAGGAAACATTGAGGGCCAAGAGTACAATCAGTCCTCTATAATAAAGGGTAGCAAGGCCGTTTGGTTTTTAAATAAAGACCTTGTAAGAGTTCACCACTATAATAGATCTGATGGAACTGTTGCGCTTTATAATATTATAAAAAATAAAATTGAGTTATGTTTTATTTTAGATTTTAAAAAAAATAGAGAAAGAGCATATACTATAGCAGAAACTGCTAGACTTGTCAATAGACATAGAAAATATATGCCAAGTTTAATAAAACGAGGAGTTATTCCCCCACCAATTGGTAATTCTGAGAATGGAAAAAGGGGATATCAAATAAGAGCATATTATTCTGAATCACAAGTAAAAGAGATACGTGATATACTGGCAAGTATACATATTGGGCAACCAAGGAAAGATGGTTTGGTAACAAATAATATGACACCTACAAAACAAGAGTTGACACGAAAAATGGGTGATGGTATACTTACATATACAAAAACTGAAGATGGAAGATTTATTCCTGTATGGAACGAATCAATAAGATAATCCCTTGGGAGGGGTAATGAATAACGAAGAAACAAAAGTAAATGTTACATTAGGTTATACGTTAAATCTGGGAAATTTCCAGTCATTAAGATTAGATCTTGGTGTTACTGATAGTCGTCATGAGGGTGAAAATATTAATGACGCTTTTGAAAGAGTTTATAAGTTTGTTGAAGATAAACTTACTGAAAAAATTCAAGAAGCCAAAGTAGAAATAAGCGAGTAGTGGCAGAACGCAAAGACCGCATGGCTTTGCTAAGTAGATATAGTAAGTTGCATACTATAAAGTACGAAGAAAAGCCATCTTTGAACTTGAATGTGGAACAATGGGCATCAGATGCCCTTATAGAGTCATACGGAATAGGGAAGTGTTATGATTTACTTGATTATTATTTTTCTGTCTCTCAGTCTCCTTCTTGGAATTACTTTGCGTACAATACGGAGAAAATACTTCAAGCAAAACTAGATAAGGTTAGAGATGATGAGGAAAGGGCGGAACGTAGAAGAATGGCAAAGGAGTGGTTAAGTGAATAATACAGAAGCAAAACTTATATCTGCTTTGCTTAAAGATAAACAAATGCATGTTCTTCTGCAGGCAAATGTTGAAAACCTTTTAAGAACGCATACCGACCTTTGGGTATTTATTAGAAAATATTATGAGGCAAATAATGCAGTTCCACCAGAATCGTTAGTAGTAGAAAAATTTAGAGATTTTCAACCATTAACTGATATTGGTGCAACTAAATATCACTTAGAAGAATTACAGGCAGAATATTTAAATGATAGTCTAAAGGATATTTTAAGATCTGCAGCAACAGATGTACAGGGCGGAAATGGCGATATAGCATTAACAGAGTTAATAAATAAAACCTCTGAGTTAAAAAAGAATGTTGCAGCAATTAGAGATATTGATGCTACAGATTTAGATTCTGCAGTGGCCTACTTCACACAAGTACAAAAAATGAAAGAACAGGGTGCTGTCGGAATTAAAACAGGCTTGCCAGGATTTGACAATTACCTCCCATCTGGGATTATGCCAGGACAACTTGGTGTTTTCCTTGCATATCCAGGAATTGGTAAATCTTGGCTTGCTCTTTATTTTGCGGTACAGGCTTGGCGACAAGGTAAGTCTCCATTAGTAATCAGCCTTGAAATGTCTGAAGTAGAAGTTAGAAACCGTGTATTTACAATTATGGGGCAAGGCGTATGGTCGCATAGAAAAATAAGTAATGGTGAAATTGAAATGGACATGCTAAAGTCTTGGCATGCAAAACATTTAGTAGGAAAGCCAGAGTTTCATATTATTTCAAATGATAATGGTGGGGAAGTAACTCCATCAGTTATACGTGGAAAAATTGATCAATACAGGCCAGACTTTGTAATTGTAGATTATTTACAATTAATGTCACCAAATCAAAAGTCTGATAATGAAACTGTTCGTATGAAAAACTTATCTCGTGAGTTAAAGTTAATGGCTATTTCAGAAGAGGTCCCAATTATTGCAATATCTTCTGCCACACCAGATGATGTTACCAATCTTAATACCGTTCCAACTCTAGGTCAAACAGCATGGTCAAGACAGATTGCTTACGATGCAGACTGGGTGTTAGCATTAGGTCGTGCAGCAAATAGCGATATTATTGAATGTGCTTTTAGAAAAAATAGAAATGGTTTTATGGGAGAGTTTTTAGTTCAAGCAGATTTTGATAAAGGATATTATAGATATAAAGATTTTGAGGATTTAAATGGCAACAAATAATGTTAATGTTTATACAGAAGATCAAGTAAAAAGAGTACTTAATGGTTGTGGTATAGATATTGAATTAGAGATGGATAATGATTTTATGATATTTTGTCCATATCATAATAATTTTAGAACTCCTGCTGGAGAAGTTTCAAAAACAAGAGGCACATTCTTTTGTTTTTCATGTCAGGAAACAAAAGATCTTGTGGAGTTAGTCATGCATGCAAGTAATAGGACATATTTTGAAGCAGTTAGGTTTATTAATGGAAAAGGTAAAGATACAGACATTGAGCAATTTGTAAATAAAGCACTTGTAAAAATACCAGAATATATTGCATTTGATGAGTTAGTTATTAAAAGATTAAATAATCAAGCACTAAGTTCTCCAAGAGCCATATCTTATTATGAGCGAAGAAGGATAACAAAAGAGTCTATTATTAAGTTTAATCTTGGATATTCTGAAAAACAAGATATGGTTACTGTACCAGTTCATTCTCCAGATGGTTTAGCAGTAGGTTTTGTTGGAAGATCTATTGAGGGGAAAGATTTTAAAAATACGCCAAAATTACCAAAGGCAAAAGTTTTATTTAATTTACATAGAGTAAAGGCATCAGATAAGGTATATGTTGTGGAATCTTCCTTTGATGCTATTAGATTGGATCAAGTTGGGCTATCTGCAGTTGCTACGCTTGGTGCTAATGTTTCAAATACACAAATAGAATTGCTTCAAAAGTATTTCAATAACATTATTGTTATTGCAGATAATGATGAAGCAGGAGGAAACATGAAGGATAGGATAATTGAAAAACTTAAATCTCGTGTTTCCGTTATACAACTTAATAAAGAATATAAAGATATAGGTGATATGGATGATAATGCAATCAGAAATTTAGAATTTCAGTTTGACAAATCCATATCACTTATGCTAGAATAAATATACAAACACAGAAGGAGAAAAATATGAGCGTTATTAAGGGATTAAAAAATATAAACGCCCTGCTCGATAAACCAAAATCAGATACACCAAAAGTTCGTTGGTTAAAATTGGCTGACGGACAATCAGTAAAAATTCGTTTCATTGAAGAGTTAGATGAAGATTCTGCACATTATAATGCAGATCGTGGTCTAGCACTTGTTGTAAAAGAACATACAAATCCAAAAGACTATAAGCGCAAGGCTGTAGATACAATGGATAGCGAAGGTCGTGACTGGGCCGAAGAAATGCATCGCAAAGATCCAAAGGCTGGCTGGAGAGCACGCCTACGTTTTTATTGCAACGTAGTTGTAGATGATGGCATGGAACCACCATATGTTGCTATTTGGTCTATGGGTGTAAGTAAGCAATCATCTTTTAATATAA